CATGGGCATGGGGATGGCGGCGGGTCATGCAATTTCAAATGCCTTGTCTGATAATAAAGCCGCGCCCATTCCTCCTGCGCCCCCTGCACCAGAAAGTAATGAACCTAAAAAAAGCCCGGGTCGGCAAATGTTAGATAGTGTCTTAGCACCCACGGTTGCGCAGGCACATCCTGGTGCGTTTTTTATCCCTCTAAAATTAACATATTTAATAAAAACAATATATTAATTAGAGAGATATCAACGCCAAAAAGTGCCCTAATACGCTAAAGTGTAGTCAGCGTGTGGACACTTTTTTACATTTCAGTGCTACCTTTAAGTGGATTATATGAGATAGCATCTTGTAAAAAATCAGGTGCAAAATGCGCATAGGTTAAAGTTTGTTGCAGTGAGCTATGACCTAATATTCTTTGAAGTGTAATAATGCTTCCTCCATTCATCATAAAATGGGTAGCAAAGGTATGACGCAAAGAATGTACGGCTTGTCCATTAGGTAATGAAGGTTTAGCCTCTTTTAACAGGCGACGAAAAATGCGATATTGAACATTAGGGAAAAGTAATCCTTTTTTGTCCTTACATATCAAGTCTTCAACTTCTTGTGATATTGGAACCGTTCTCGCTTTACCTGTTTTAGTATAAATAAAGCGGACTCTGTTCTCGATCACATGTTCCCTTTTCAGCTTCATTGCTTCACCCCACCTGGCTCCAGTACTTAGACAAAGAACGGCAATATTGTAATCATCACCAGAAAGACGAGATAAAAAATCTTTAATATCTTCGCGGGTTAAGTAAGACATTTCCGGCACTTGCTCTTTGTACTTTTCAAAGCCAACCAGCGGATGTTCGCCACAATAAAGATTGGTTTTGATCAGGTCAGAGAAAATACCTCTTACCGTCGCAATCTCCCTGTTTACCGTTGACGCCTTGATCCCCTGTGCTTGTCGAATTTCTGCATAAATTGCTACCCGACCCTTTGTTAACTGAGAGACAACAGGATTAGATAACCCATTACAAACTCGTTCTGCTTTTTTTCTTTGACTTAAGCCATGCACTTGATTCTTACCAAACAACTCCCACCACTGAGTAATTAACTCACTCAACAGTCTTTTATCCACTAATTTTGGCGCCCATGCTTTTTTGTTGTAGGTCGCCAGGGTGTAACGCTCAAAGGCTATCGCTTCATGCTTTTTATTAAACTTCCGTCTGATCCGTTTTCCATTTCGGCCAGCCGGTCTAACGTCCACTTCATATCGACCATCTTCAAGTTTCTTAATTGACATAAGAAATCCCTCCAATGGCTGAAAGGCATTGTGATTCAATAAAATCACAGAATGCTAAATGTATGGTTAACCAGTTTTCTTCTCTAAATGGGATGAGGTTATTGTTTCTGGCCCATTGTGTGCGAGAGCTGGCGCAATTTGACCAGTTTCGGGATCTACTTCATCGAACATAAACCAATCACGATATTTTCTAAAGCAGGGGTGCTTGAATAATTTAGTTCCAGATTCAAGCGTCATTTTAGATTTATCACTTTCGTAGCCATGATAGGTACCGTAATTAATATCAACCATATCAGTTAGTTCCTTTTTTGTTAGTTGTTCAGAATTACGTATCAATTTTAATTTTTCACCTTGAGTACTTGACATTTTATTGATATCTCAATATTGTATTGATTATACAACACTCCACGCCGAGGCATAGAGCCCTAATAAGCGCCAAAGGGCGCTAGTAAGTAAGAGGTTACCAGATGTCGAAAGAAATCGAAAATCCTAAAAGTGGTTCAGAGTTCGTCACTGAAACAAAATTCGCGGGTTATATCGGTAAAACACCTAAAGCCGTATCCGATATGCGTAAGGATGGGAAGCTACCTTATGTAGAGGTTAAGCACCCTGATAATTCCCGTGGTGAGTATTACATTGATGTCACCGCATGGAACAAAGGGTTGCGTTTGGCCCGTGAAACCATGCCAAAAGAACTGCGTGACGGTTGGTTAATTTGGCTTGGACTGGGCGAAATGCTATGACTCATCCACGCTTAAAAATCAGTACCCATAAAACAGCATATCGAGGGATGGTTATTCGTAAGTTACCCGGAAAGAAGCTCACTCCCATGACACGCTATAGGGTATCAGACGTTGAATATTCATATGGCTTGTTTGATACGCTGGCAGAGGCAATAAGATTCATTGATAACTTAATAGGTGATTTATGAAAAAGCTAGATGGTTCTGAATTAACACCAACAGAACGCGCAAAGGCAACACTTGGTTTGATTGATCGTATAAGGCCTTACATTCATATAACCATCACAACGCAGGCAGTATCGAGGAATTTAATATGAACTATATCAATAAAGAACATAAAGATATTCAAGAGCTATATAAAGACAGCTTTAATTTTATATTACGTGAAGCCATTTCATTTGACATGACGTTAAGTCGAGAAAGGGTTGGTTTTTTAATATCAGGTATTGATTATTATTTTTCTACATTATTAGAAAAACCAGAACAAGCCAGGGTTATTCTGCCATTAATAAAAGAAATCGTTCTCAAAATAAATTGGCGTTTAGAGGATGAACACGCACTTTTAGCCGAAATAAAAAAAGGTAAGTGCGTTATTGATAACGTACTTACTCAAATAGAAGAGAGAAAACTAGCAAATATCTTCTTCGGCTAGCTTTTTAGCGAGAACCTCTTCAAATTTATAATAATAGTTATCAATTCTATTTATTATATTTTCAGCGTCTAGGGTATAGCCTTTTGTACTGACTTCGGTCAGTGCGCAGTGTATAGATTGTTCTAAAAGAAAATGAACTTTTTGTTTTTTGTTCATTGAAGTAGCTCCTTATTTTTAGTGGGTTATGCCTGATTCCGTCAAGAAATAACAGGCTTAGCAAATATACCACACACCATGTTTTCGGTCATGGCTAAAAAACCGTCTAATGACAACTTTTTATTACATAAACAAGGGGCGTTATGATGACCGAAACCACGCAGAACAATTCTGAATTAAGAGCGATTGCGCGTGATGAGCATCGGACGCCATTTTTTAACCGCGCCATTAAATACTCGCTTGATGAAAAAATAGACCAGTTAAATCACTGTGCAACACTCAGGGGGACATTATTTAACGGTCCGTCAGAAGTAAAAGGCAGGAGAATGAATCAAGGTTTAATTGAGTTCATTCACGATTTAAAGAGTGCGCCAAACAACCGGGAAAGAAAAAATAAGCGCGTGGTCAGTTTAATTTATTTTTTAGCAGATATTAACAAAGACAGACACGCGCTAAATTACGACCAATTAAGTGAAGATGAGCAGCGTCGGTTAGTTGAAGCCATTAATCAACTAAAAGCGATTAGTTCAATATTACCCACTGATTTAGCCATTAAATAAATCACTGCAAAAACAACATGTCCTTAACCGGTCAGGGTTTCTTGCAGCCTAAATTTGATATTTTAGCGATGACGAATATTGAAAAAAAGACAAACCATAACCGGATTTGGCCCGACATCACCAAATTTAAATTCAATGATTAAACATCATGACGTTTATTCGTCAGGACGTTTTACAACCAAAATAGAGGTAATGAATATGAGAACATTTCCTGAACCAGTATTTACCCCTGTTGCAGAAAACATTAAAGCCAACCGGGAAGATGAACGCAAAACACTTATTGATGGATTTGCCGATCGTCAGCGTTCACTCGCCTATACGATTTTGAAGGAAAAGCTTAATTACCGAGATGTACATCAATTATTGATGAGCGAAGCTGAACAGTTAGAAAACCAGGCCGCGGAGCTCAATCATGTCTAAAGAAATTGACCGCGCCAGCGACCACGAAATGTTAATGCGTGAGCAGCGCATAAAAGCGATTCGCCCTCGCGGTGTATCAGCGTTCTTTTGTGAGTGTTGTGGAAAGCCTATCCCTGAAAGTCGCCGTATTGCATCCATTGGCTGCACGTTGTGCATTGACTGCCAAACGGTATCAGAGCTCAAAAATAAACATTACCGGAGCGTGTGACATGGCGAATAAAACTGTCCTCAAATGGGCTGGATCTAAAGTGCGTATTATTGAACAACTACGCCCGCATTTACCAAAAGCAAGGCGTTTAGTTGAGCCGTTCGCCGGTTCATGCGCTGTCATGATGAATACTGATTATGAGCGGTATTTAATTGCCGATGCTAACCCTGATTTAATTAACTTGTATCTTATCGTCCAGTCATTGCCGATACGGTTTATACCCACTGCAGAATATTATTTTGAGACATTTAACCAGGAAAAAAGCTATTACGATATCCGGTGTAAATTTAATGCTACCAAAGACGGTATGACGTCACAAGAAATGGCTGTCAACTTTCTGTATTTAAACCGGCACTGTTATAACGGGCTTTGCCGATATAGCAAAAGAACCGGTTTTAACGTTCCTTTTGGTCATTACAAAAAAGTCTATTTCCCAAAGGAAGAAATCATCGCGCTTGCAGTTAAATCACAGGAAGCTCTCATCACTTGTCTTGAGTGGCAAGAGACTCTTACATTAGTTGAAGATGGGGATGGTATCTATTGTGATCCCCCTTATATGGGCGGGCACGAGTGCTTCACGCGATACCATACAGCCGGTTTTACTGATGCTGACCATGAAGCATTAGCGATGGTATTAAAAGAGATGAATGACAGTCGAGGTCATCCAGTCACGGTATCGAATTCCCCACAGGCTAAAACGCTTTACGCTGATCTGGGTTTTATTGTCCATGAGATAGAGGCCCCGCGCACGATCGCCGCAAATGGTTGCCGTAAACCGGCAAAAGAAATTATCGCAGTTTTAGCGGGGTGAAGTCATCATGCATGATCCTGTTGATGGCGTGTATATCAGTGGTACACGCTTTGCCATTCAACGTCATATCGATAAAGACAGTCATAAAATTATCTGGCGGTTGCTGTCATATAGCTATCGAACGCGGCGTTATAGCCTTGTTTGTTGTCATTATGATCCATGGGTGCTGGCGATTGATTTAGTCTCTTGTCATGTTCAACACGTTAAAGGGCAAGGGATTAATACGTTAGCGGTTTATCGTGAAGCGGTAAATGTCATTTCCCGTCGCTGTGAAACGGCCATTAATCTATTAAGACCTGAAACATTGGGTGGTGCGCTTAATGTCTAGGGTATTGGATTTCACAGTATTACCACTAACGTATACCGCGGATATGGTGTTTCGTTATCCGTGGAATAAGCCAGAGAATGGCCGTTATTATAAATTTGACATCGAAAGACCGCTTACCCGTGAGCAGATGACTCAGGGGCAGGCGATTTTAAGCGACATTGAAACATTACCGCGCATTCTGCGTTATCGCTACCAGAAATATTATGACAACGTATTGAAAGAAAGCGGACCACGCAAAGCTTATCATTTTTTATATTACCGTTTTCACGAACAAATCTGGCAACGATTGCAGGTTATTAATGCACGTTATGAAATTGAAACAAAAGCATTATTGACAATATCGACTCGTCTGTCGCCTGATGTTAGCCAGTATAACCGGTTGTTTGATTTGAATGATAAGTCGGTAAAAAAACTGGCTAACACTATCGCTGCCAGCCTCTTTAATTTATATGAAACTTATTGCGATAAGGTGATTGAGCGACATAACGGTTCGCGTGACGTTATCTATCAAGACTCAGTACAAACAGACATTTACGGACACCTGGCTAAATTGGTGCAAGGGCTGCATGTGGCACCGCTTTATCATCAGTCGTATTGCCGGGTATTGAAAAATCGTCAAAAAGGTAAAGGTAAACAACATTTAGAGGTTCGCCAGGTGATTGCGGCTATCTCTCGCTTAGTGAATGTTGATTATTGGCACCGTAAGTTAAAAGCTCATCGAACGCAATGGCTGGAAGCCTTGATGATTGCGAATATGGATGTCTGTCAAAATCGCCATCCCTACGCAAGTAAACACGCTATTCGCGCCGTGCAGGCGCAACGTTTGTCTAATATGCAGTACCTGCAAGGGATGGACATTGAAGATGTCGAAACCGGTGAACGCTTTGACTTATTTGATAAAGTCATGGCGAGCATTTCAAATCCTGAAATTCGCCGCATGGAACTAATGGCCCAAATGGCCGGTATTGAGCGCGTAGCGAAAGAGCGTGGTGATATCGGTATGTTTATTACCATGACATGCCCGTCAAAATACCATCCAACCAAGCTACGTAAACGTAAAAAAGATGTGATCGCAGTACTTAACAGTAAATGGAAAAACGAAGCGTATACCCCTAAGGACGGGCAGCACTATTTAGTCAAAGTGTGGTCGCGTATTCGTTCAGCATTTAATGACCATAACATTGATGTGTATGGTGTGCGTGTTGTTGAGCCACATCATGATGGTACACCACACTGGCACATGTTGCTGTTTGTGGATAAAGCCAGCCGGGCAAAAGCCATTGAGATTATGCGTAAGCGCGCATTACAAGAAGACGGTGACGAAGCGGGTGCACATGCATACCGGTTTGAGTGCAAACACATGAACCGCGGCGGTGCGGTGGGCTACATTGCAAAATATATCGCTAAAAATATTGATGGTTACGCGCTCGATGGTGAGATAGACCACGAAACAGGTAAAGACTTAAAAAGCATGGCGGCTGCCGTGAGTGCATGGGCTTCAACCTGGCGCATTCCACAATTTCAATTCTATAAACTCCCGTCAAAAGGTGCTTACCGGGAGTGTCGCCGCGCTTGTTTACGCGGTGTTTCTATTGCCTCACAGCTCGGCGAAGTTGCGGAGCGTGTGCGTGCGGCAGCGGATAGTGGTGATTTTTTTGAATATGTCATGTCGCAAGGTGGACCGTGTATTCGCCGGCGTGAAGAAACCATCCGTGTTGCGCGTGAAACGGGTGACGTCAATGTCTACGGTGAAGCGGTTCAGAAAGTCGTGGGTATTTATAACCAGTTAACCGCCAATACCCCAGTTATTAAAACACGCGACCGAAAGTATCAAATTGTCAAGAAAAGCGCCGTAGACGTTGACCTTAATCTTTTAAAAAGCGACAACGGAGCGCCTCGGAGTCCTGGGAGTCCTGGCAATAACTGTAGATTGCAAATCACATCTAACCTGTCAGATATGCAGTTTTACCCACCTGAAATCGACTCAGGAGACATATGTGATAGACAGGAATACGGTCTGGCATTTATAGAAACGCACGCGCAGAATGCAGCAGGAAGCGAAATATTACAGGGTCCCCCGCAAAGACAGATATCAAAAATTGAATTAAGTGAGCACGATAAAAAAATTCAGTCGGAAATCGTGATTTTTGCCAGGGAAGTGGGTATTGATTTCGATATACCACAGCTTGAAGACATGTTCGCTAAAGGTATGGGCGTGAGTAATAGCCAATATTATCTGAAATTAGACGGGGAACGGTTGAGACTGGAATTAACCAGGGATGGCAAAGCACAACGAAAACATGACATAGCAGCACAAAAAGAAGCGCGTAATCAGAAGGTTAAACAACGGTGTGCAGATGTACTGGCACGAATGACAAAATTGAGGGCAAAAAATGCTAACTAAGTATCTCGTATTCGTCGGTTTTTGGTGTATTTTTACGTTATGTTTTGGTGGGATCTATGAGTGGGTGAATTGATCCTAACGTGACAAATAATTAATCGAACCGGTAATGAAAG